AGAGATGCAAGTTGTTAGTGTGCCTGATGCTAATAGTTATACAGTGTCTTTTACATCTAATGCAACTTCAAGTGCTACAGGAGGTGGTAGTTCAGTAACAGCAGTATACAGTCAATATTATACCATATGGAAGTATAGTACGAGTGGATTTAATAGAGTATTTTCTTTTCGGTCTTCTATAGGTGTATCAAAAGTAAGACACGCATTTAATTCATACCAAGGAAAAGAAACAGTAATCTTAACTGACAATGTTAATACCCCTGCAAGATATGATGGAACTACTTTTACAGAACACGCCACAAGTGGAGACTCTGATCCTACAGGTGCAAAAGTTAGCACTGATTTTATAAACCATCAGTTTTATGCTGGTTTTACTGCTTCTGGTTTAGGACCAAATATTTTATTACATAGTAAACCAAACCCTAGTGATGATTTTGACGCAACAGATTTTGCTGCAAGTGGTGGAGCAGGTGAAATTAATGCAGGTTTTAATGTCATAGGAATTGCTAAATTTAGAAATGGTTTGTTTGTTTTTGGTAAAGATAAAATAAAAAAATTAGTAGGTACTTCTTCATCAGATTTTACTTTACAAGAAGTAACAAATAATATAGGATGTATTGCAACAGACAGTATTATAGAAATTGGTGGAGACATACTATTCTTAGCTGCTGACGGTATTCGCCCTATTCAAGGTACTGCTAGGATTGGTGACGTTGAACTTGAAACTATATCTAAACCAGTGCAACAGTTGATGCAGTCACTGCCAAGCACACATGATCTAGACAATATGTCTTCTGTAGTTATCACAAATAAGTCTCAGTTTAGATATTTCTTTCCAAAGACAACTACAGCAGCATCAGATACAGCAGGTATAATAGGTGGTCTTAGATTTGCAGACAGAAGAGTTGGTTGGGAGTTTGGAGAGTTATTAGGTATAAGAGCATTTGTTGCTACTAGTGGTTTAATAAATAATGTAGAAGTTACACTACATGGAGATCTAAATGGTGAGATATTTCAGCAAGAAAGTGGCAGTACATTTAATGATGCTGATGTTACTGCTGTTTACGCATCGCCATTTTTATATTTCGACTCTACCGAAAAACGCAAAATATTTCAGCATATTACGTTATTCACCAGACCAGAGGGTGAATCCACAATTAACTTGGGTATAGCGTATGATTGGGATGATCCTAATACACCAGACCCAAATACATATTCTTTAACTACTTCAGGTGCATTAGCAAGATATACAACTACAAACAGCACCTTTGATGCTACTTTTAGATATGATGGTTCGACTAGTCCAGTGCTAGAGTCGAACATCCAAGGATCAGGGAGAGCAATATCCTTGGTTATAACATCGACAGGAACTCAATCACCATATAGTATTAGTGGGTTCTCGATTACTTATCAAGATGCAGGATATAGATAATGGCAGGATATACTAGGCAATCAGCAGCGCAGATCGTTAGTGGTGAGGTTATATCAGCAGCACCAATCAACGCAGAACTAAACCAAATATTAGCAGCCTTCAATAACTCTACTGGTCACTCACATGACGGTACAGCAGCAGAAGGTCCACCAATAGATCGTATCGCAGATGCAGATCAAAACAATAAAATACTTATAGATACATCTAATGATCATATTGAGTTTTATACACAAGTAAGTTCTTCTTCTGTGCAACAAATTCGTATCCAAGATGGATCTATTCTACCAATAACAGATAATGATATAGATCTAGGTGGTGCATCAAATGAATTTAAAGATCTTTATATAGATGGTACTGCACATATAGATACTCTTGATATTGATGAGAACGCTACTGTAGCTGGTACACTGGATGTTACTGGTGCTTTAACTGGATCAAGTACAATACAAGGAACGACAATAACTGCCACAACTGCATTTGTTCCTGATGCTTCTGATGGTGCTGCATTAGGTACATCATCCCTAGAGTTTAGTGATCTGTTTCTTGCTGATGGTGCAGTAATTAATTTAGGCGATGATCAGGATGTTACACTAACTCACGTAGCAGATACAGGTGTTTTACTAAACAGCACTAATCAACTACAGTTTGGCGATAGCGGTACTTATATACATCAATCTGCTGATGGTGTATTAGACCTTGTATCAGATAGTGAAGTAGAAATAAACGGTACTACAGTAGATATAAATGGTGCTGTAGACATGAGTAGTACACTAGGAGTTACTGGTAAGATTACTGCTGATGCTGGTATTGATATAGATGACTTTAACATAGATGGCACAACCATAGCATTATCTTCTGGTGATATGACAATAGATGTTGCAGGAGATATTAACCTAGATGCAGGTGGTGCTGATATAGTATTAAAGGATGACGGTACACAATATGGTGCGTTTACTAATAGTAGTAGTAATCTAGTAATTAAGTCTGGATCTACCACCTCTGCTACATTTGATGGAGCTAACGTAACATTTGCTGGAACTGTAAGTCCTACCAGTCATTTAGATATGCCTGACTCTGCTATAATTAAATTAGGTACAGGTGACGATTTACAAATACAACATGATGGTACAAACTCTCTCATAGCTAATTCTACAGGCACACTAAAGATAGCTACAGAAACTAGTGGTGTTCCTGTAACAATAGGACACACTACGTCTGAAGTGACTATAGGTGATAACTTAACCGTTGCAGGTAATCTTACAGTACAAGGCACACAAACAGTCGTAGATACAGTTACTATGAATGCAGCTAATGCAATCGTGTTTGAAGGTGCTACTGCTGATGATCACGAAACTACACTTACCATAGTAGACCCCACTGCTGATCGTACAATTAATCTTCCAAATCAATCAGGAACAATTCCAGTATTAGCAGCAGTAAGTGCAACGCAAGTCACAGCTACACCTGAAGAATTAAATATTATGGATGGTGGTACATCAGCATCAAGCACCACTATAGCAGATGCAGACAGAGTAGTTGTTAATGATGATGGCACTATGAAGCAGGTTGCAGTAACAGACCTAGCAGCATACTTTGACGATGAAATAACTGCAATGCCTAATCTAGTAACTACAGCAGCTACTACAGTAGGTGCATTAGATAGTGGTAGTATTACTTCTGGGTTTGGTGCTATAGATACTGGATCATCTAATATTACATCAACAGGCACAGTTACCTTTGGAAGTTTGTCAGACGGTACTGTAACAATTACAGATATAGCTGATGAAGATGATATGGCTTCTAATAGTGCAACTAAACTAGTTACACAACAAAGTATTAAAGCATACGTAGATGCAAATAAAAACGTAGAGGGTGTTAGTGCTACTGGTGCAGAAATAAACACTGTGGCAGATGGTGACACCTCAGTAGGCACTACAGCAGTTGCAGGTAGTGATGGCATTGTTACTAATGATGCAGGTACAATGAGACAAACATCTGTAGATACGTTTGATACTTACTTTGCAGGTACAACTAAAACTTTAACAAACAAAACCTTGACAGCACCTAAAATAGTTGATGGTGGTTTTATAGCAGATGCAAATGGCAATGAAGCCATAGTATTACAGACTGCCAGTTCTGCTGTAAACGCAGTAGAAATAACTAACGCAGCAACAGGTGGTGCTGTTGTTATCGGTGCAATGGGTGACGATTCAAACGTAGACATAGACATTACACCAAAAGGAACTGGTGAAGTAAACATAGCACAAGATAATTTAAACTACGGTGGTACAGCAGTTACAGCTACTGGTGCAGAGCTAAATATCCTGGACGGTGTTACGTCTACAACTGCTGAATTAAATACATTAGATGGATACACTGGTTCTGTAACTGAATTAAACTATCTTAAATCATTATATGATACAGGTGTAACTAGTACAGAATATGATTATTTAGATGGCGTAACTAGTAATATTCAAACGCAATTAAATAGTGCAGCGTCAACAGGCAAGGCCATTGCGATGGCTATGGTATTTGGTTAATAGAAAGGATATAGAAAATGGCAGCACCTAATATTGTCAATGTCGCTACTATTACGGCAAAGACAGATACAGCTTTACTCACAGGAACTTCAGCAGTTAATGCACTAAACAATCCTGCATCTTCTGGTAAAGTTATGAAAGTAAATAGTTTAGTAATATCTAACGTAGATGCTTCATCAGCAGCTACAATAACAATAGGTATATACCCACAAGATGACATAGCAGGTACAGCAGTCGTGTATGCAAATGCAGTGTCTGTAGCACCTAACTCATTCTTAGTGGCAATAGATAAAGATGTTGGAATGTACTTAGAAGAAGACACATCTCTTGGTGTTACTGCAAGTGCAGCTAACGATTTAACCTACACGATTACATACGAAGAACTATCGTAAGGAACTTAGATGAAGTTTGTTGGCAACATAGCTTCTGACTCAGAGGTAGTAGCAACTGCTGATGGTGCTATAACGGCAGGTAAGCCAGTTGCGGTAAACGCTAATGGTACTGTTAAGCAAATTGCACAAATAGTAGATGAGGCAACCCAAGCACTAGGTACAAATTTAGTTTTTGAATCAGGTACAACTAATTATATTAGTGGAATTTTTGATTCTACTAATAATAAAGTTGTATTTGTATATCAGGATGTTAGTAATAGTGGATATGCTTCAGTTGTTGTTTGCACTATAGCGTCAAATGGTTCAATGACTAAGGGTACACCAGTAGTTTATGCAAGTCACAGTTCGGGTCATCAAGCTATTGCTTATCTTGGAAGTGGTAAAGTAGCTCTTTTTTATAAAGATGATGTAGGTGAACAGGGTGGTATAGTTATAGGAACTGTCTCAGGAACTTCTGTTGGTAGTTTTGGAACAGCTTCATATTTTTCTACTAAAAATGTTCGTGATACTAGAGTTGCTTATGATACAAATTCATCGCGATTAGTTATAGCATATAGAGACGGTAATAATGACAAAGGATGGTTTGTAGTAGGTAGTGTATCAGGAACTACACCTACCTTTGGTTCTCAAACTTATTTTAATAACGCAACTACTAATTCTGGTATAGATATAACATTTGATAGTAATTCTAATAAAATTGTAATTGCTTATGTTGATGGTGCTGATAGTGCTAAAGGTAAAGTAGTAGTTGGCACTGTATCTGGTACGTCTATGTCTTTAGGCACTGCGGTAGAGTTTGAAGCTGGAACTACAAGACACGTAGGATTAACTTTTGATAGCACAAACAATAAAGTTATAGTTGCCTATGAAGACGGTGGAGATAGCAATAAAGGTAAAGCAAGGGTAGGCACTGTTTCTGGCACTAGCATTAGTTTTGGTTCTGAAGCTACATTTACAGCAAGTAATTCTTATTTTGACAATTTAGGTTTTCCTATAGCACATGATTCAAATGCAAATAAAATAGTGATTGTGTACCCTGATCAGAGTGATGGCTTTGATGGTGAGTTTGTTATAGGAACTGTTAGTGATACGTCTATAAGTTTTACTTCTTCTACTGATTTTGAAACCGATACTGTTGAACATGTTGCCTTAGTTTTTGATTCTAATGTAAATAAGTTTGCTATTGCTTGGAGAGATGGAGGTAACTCAAATTATGGTACAGTACGTTCTCTGCAACTAGCATATAGTAACACAACAAATACCCTTACCTCAGAAAACTTTATTGGCTTTGCAAAAGATGCTGTTGCAGATGGTGCAGTAGCTACTTTGCATACCGCAAATAGTATTAGCAGAAACCAGTCATCTTTAACGGCTGGTCAAACATACTTTGTACAAAACGATGGAACATTAGGACTCAGTGCGGATAGTCCATCAGTAATCGCTGGTACAGCAATCTCAGGCACTGATTTAATTGTGAAAGGATAAATAAAACAATGTCAAAAACAATAATAGAAAACTCAACTAAACTATCAAAGTACTTATTCGCTGACGATAAAGCAGTCAGCATGGCTTCTGATAAAATCACTGTAGGTAGTGACCCTGTAGACTTCATCATAGGTGATCTCAACAGTGGCAATGCAACGCTACATGAAGACGTAGATAACGCACCTTCAGATTGGTACGGCAACAAGTATAAGTTTGACGGTACTACATGGTCTGCAAACTCTGCCTTTGTTGATCCAAGAGATGAGGACTAATACCACTCATGCGTATTGTCGGTAACGATCCAACATTATCAAGACAAATAACGGCTACTGCCAGTGGTGCAATATCTGCTGCTGGTAAGCCGTTGGTTGTTAATACTGATGGTACAGTTACTTTTCCAACTACTACTTCAACAGATAACACTGAAGCAGTGGCAACAGCATTTGCTGAAGTAAGGTCTGGTCACGATGCTGCTTCTGGAATAAGTGTTATATGCGATACTAATGAAAATAAGTTTTTAATTAGTTTTGATGATAACGATAATAGTGGATATGGAACAGCTATAGTAACAACTATAGATCCTAGTGATTTTAGTTTAACTTTTGGTACTCCTGTTATTTTTCATTCTGCTCATTGTAATGGTGTTGCTGCTGTTTTTGATAGTAGCAACAATAAAGTTATTCAACTTTTCAACGATAATGCCTCTAATGACGGTCAAGTAAAGGTAGGTACTATATCAGGAACTTCTATTAGTTATGGATCTGCTGTAGAGTTTACTGGTTCTACTAACGTAAAAAATGAGTTTGCTTGTTACGATAGCACTAATAATAGAATTGTAATTGCATATATAGGAGACTATGGAGGTACTAACTATGGAACAGCAATAGTTGGAACTGTAAGTGGAGACAGTATAAGTTTTGGAACTGCTGTTGTGTTTGAAAGTGCCTCTATATCTAACCCTATGCCTGTCCACGATGTAAATGCAAATAAAATAGTTATTCAATACACGGATGTAGCAAATAGTTACTATGGCACTGGAATTGTAGGAACGGTAAATTCATCTGATAACAGTATTAGTTTTGGTTCTGCATCTGTATACAATAGTAGTACTGAGTATAGTAAGCGTGACCCTGTTTATGACAGCACTAATAATAAAACGGTTTTTATATATCAGGATTATGGAGATACTGAAAAAGGTAAAGCAAGAGTAGTTACCGTTAGTGGAACTAGCTTAAGTTATGGAACAGAGGCTACATTTGAAACTGGTAAAACAAATCCATTATCTGCTACTTTTGATAGTAATATTGGTAAAGTAGCCATTGGCTATTATGATGAAACAGCAACCAATATGAGACACATTACAGGTACAGTAAGCGGTACTGATATTACGTTTGGTAGTGAATTAGATATAACAGGTGATCAAGCGCAACCACCAAGAGGAGCAGCAGCTTTTGATCCAAATACAGGTAAAGTTCTTTACGTTGCAAGAAATGTATCAGATAATGATAGACCGTATTCAGCCGTTGTACAGGTAGGTGGTACGAGTACACAAGAATCACCATTAACCACAGAAAACTT